CTCCCCAATTATAATCATGTCCCATAATTAAACCATTTTCCTTTACTATTGGTTCCCAACATTTTATATCATTTTTAACACTACTATAACTATGATCTCCATCTATGAAAACAAAATCAATCGATTCTCTATCAAATTGTTTTGAAGCATTGTCAGAAGTATCTACAATTATTTCAAGATTCGGATATTTAAGAGCCTCTTTTAATGTCTTTCTTTTAATTATATTCAAAGATTTATCAGTATATTCTTGACTTATATTCCTTTCATATAAAGAATTTTCTTGTTGTACTTTATATGGATCAACTCCATATATTTTTAATTTTGTATTATTTTTTGCTATTTCAAAAATATTTGCACCCTCATTAACGCCAATTTCAACACCCATTTTCCAATTAAATTGTGTGATGAAAACATTAATTACTTCCCATCTTCTCCACTGAACGGGATAAGCAAATTGGGCACCTGCTTTTATTAAATCTTTTGGATTTGGTGAATTCATTTTAATAAGCTAGTCCATTTTTTAATAATTTTATCAGGATCAAATTTTTTCATATCAACTGATGTTTTCTTTTTATCAATATCAATAGTCCAATTATAAACATCATCTATAGTTGTATCTTTTCTTATAAACATGTTATTTTTATCTGTTAATATTTCTTCAGCCGCATCTGACTCATACGTTATTACAGGAACTCCTAATTTATTTGCTTCAAGATAAATAAGACCGAAAGTTTCTTGGGGCATTCCTGGTCTAAAAAGACAAGCGGCATTCGATAAACTTCTTAAAACTCCTTCATAGTTTAATTCTCCTAAAAAATGAATAGGATATCCGCTTTTATTAAGGTCTGCCATAAAATCTGTAAATATTTTAACATCTTTCTTTTGTCTTTGGGGAGGACAACAAACATAAAAAGGTCTTTTCATTCCCTTATCATAAAGAGCAACATAAATCATTAATGCTTCTCTAAAACCTTTTCCAAAAGCACTCATCCAGAAAAGATAATTTGATCTTTTTTCTTTTGGTTTTTGTTTATCCATACCTTTTGGAACCATATAATGAATAGTTTGATCCCCCCCAACAGTTTTTCCCTTATCTTGTACATATTTTTTAAGTGCGTTAGATAAAAATAATCTAGGAACTTGTTCGTGACAAGTTGTCCAATTATGTAACCAAATATAAGTTTTATCTCCACTATTCATTTCTAAGGGAGATAATACTGGAATATGAGGATTAAACATATAATAATTTTTCCAACTATTACCAACATACGTAATCTGATTACAATGTATTCTTACCCGTGATTTAGCATAATGATGTCTAAACATGTTTAAATGTTTCACCCCATTTATTATTTGATCAGTTCCACTCATATGAGAATGAACTAATCCAACATTAAAATTTTCACTAGCAAGTTTTTCCGCAACTGTTAAAATTTGTCTTTCAGTTCCCCCCATTGCACCACCATCTTTTTCAAATAATGGAGGAGAAAGGATTAAATAATCATAGCTCATTATGCTCCTGAAGTAAATTTTCTCCAATCAATTATACTCTTAATCAAAAAATTTCTATTGATAATCGTTTTTATAATTGATTCTAAATAATTTATTTTTTCTTTTTGATATTCAATTTTTTCTTGCATTTCAATTATATCTTTATCTGAATTTAAAAATCTATCTATATCTAATTTATTTCTAGATTTAATATCTAATTCAAATGGTTCCCACTCTAATTTATCTAAACTATCTTTGTCAAGTTTACCTGTGTAATAAAGCCATTTTAATTTAGACAATTCTTTCATTTTTGACTCATATTTTACAAGTCTTAATTTTTCATCTGAAAAAATTTTAAAATATTTATTGTGAAGTTCTGGTATTCTTGTTGATTCTACATCTAATTGCAAATCATCTAGAACACAATCACTGGTCCATAATTCTTGTATGTTTTCTAATTTCATTATACCTCATAATCAACGTTCTCCTATAATTCTCTCAACTTTATATGTAGTATATGCGAATGTAGCATCCGCGGCAACAACTTCTGCATCAGCAACATCCGAAGACATCTCTATATCAGTTAAATCTACAGGAAACAAATTTGTAAATTTGGCCACATATTGAACATTCTTATTGCTCGTAAGGATTGTTAAGAAACCATCAGAATAGGTTTCTTCAGAATTATACTGTTCTAAGTCTTCAGGAAAAGTAATTCCTTTAATCCAATTATAAACTTCTAACCAATTTTGTAATTCTTCATCTATTATAAACCTAACACGTAATTCATTCATTTGTACTTTATCGCCAGCAATAGGCATATCTCTAAGAGGAGTTACTTGTAAAAACTGACCTGCTGACAAACCCGGTAAATTAGTAGATTGACAAAAAAAGTTCACATGCGGAATTTTGTCAATCACAAATTTAAAACCTGTGGGTATAAAATAATTTAAATTTTTTGGTTGTCTTGTAGCTTCTGCCATAGTTCATCTTCCGATACATTTGGTATATTTTCTAACGATTGATTTTGATCAATAACTCTTTTCATTATAAGATCATCATATATATTTAGTAAGTCTTTGAATCCTTCTATAAATTCATCTGTCATAGTATTAGCCGCCCCTTCTGAAGGATATGCATTAGTACCATCATACATATTATCTCTTTCCCCAAATACATCAAAACCTATTAAATATTTTATATCTTTAGGATAATATTCATGTGCTACTCTTATGAGTTGTATACCAGCACTTCCTCCATATATTGGACTGGGAACATGTGATATTTGACATTTTTCTTTTATCCAAGTTATATGATGATGTCGTCTAAAACCATTATAAATGAATTCATAACCAGTTGGTTCATTCTCAAATACTATAGCATCAGCAGGAATCTCCATAGAATCTCTAACTTCTCCTGGAAGAGGATTCATATTACTAATAAGAACTTTATTGTTTAAAGCATAATCAGAATCTAATACTTCATGAGTAATATGACCATCAACAGTTAAAAGATAATCTGGTGCAAAATCACGATAAAGAGCATTACATCCAAATGTCCATGCTTTTTCTTTAATCTTATTTAAATCTAGATGTTGTCTGGATTTTCCATTTCCTATTACAACTACTGCCATTCTATTTCTTTAAGAAACTGTTCTGTTGTTATATTATCAATATTTTCAACTTTTGTATTATCATCAATAACCCTTGTCAATCTTATTCCAGGACAAAATTCTTCTTTTAACAAATAAAACAATCCAATTCTTTCATCTTCTGCTACATGAAATTCTTTATTAGATGTTATTCCACGAACTGTTATTGGATAATTACGAGTATCATCATAAATATTTTTTCTATCCCCAAATAAATCAAAACCTATCATATATATTTGTTCTTCTGGATGTAAATGATAAGCCAATCTAATGCTCACCCATCCAGAATTTACTGGATATATTTTTTCAAAGGGCACTAAAGAAACTTTATGTCCTTCTCTTAATGCTTTTCCATATCCGTATCCACTAGGTACTTTTTCTAAAAAATTACCATATCCATATTCAGTTGTATAAACTTTATTTTCTTTAGAATATCCAGACTCAATTATTTCTTCAAGCATCATTGGATCACACGTAAGAAGTATATCTGGAGTAAAATCACGATAAAGACCATTACTTCCATATATTGTACCGTATTTTTTCAAAAAATGCAAGTCTATTTTTTGTCTTGATTCACCATTTCCTATGCAAAAAATCATTTTTTTGTATAAATTTCATGTTCCATGTTTTTAATATTATGCGAATACGAATATACAACATGAACTTCAATATTTTCTTTTATCGTTTCCGCCATTCTATGTCTCCACCACTGTTTCGGTTTCAATGTACAATGAGCATTTTCACCGTTTGGTAGAATCTGGAGGGCAAGATACATTGCTATATTTAAATAAGTACATTTATTTGATAATGTAAAAATTTCTTTTAAAGTATCGTTTATTTCTTTTTCTGGAACATGTTCTAAAACATCTGTACAAATAACACAATCAAAATTTCCAGATGGCAAAAGACCCCATTTTGGTATTGCAGGATCATAAAGCCCCATCTTATCAAGTCCCCATGATAAATGAATCCTATCTTCTATGTAATGTTTTGCATTTCCACATCCATAATCCAATGCGGTTTTTGATTTTGTAGTTTTTATTAATTTTTTGATATTGTCTAAATGAAGGGTAAGAGAATCGCCAGGATAGGAAGGATGTTGTTTATATAAATCAATTTTAGAATGCATAATATCTCCAAAAACAAAAAAAGGAAGCAGGTTTTACCCTACTCCCTTTTATGTATACTAAGTTTTTTAGAGAAACTTACATTAAGTTAGCTACTCGTACAAGCCTGTAGTACTCATTGCTTGATGCACCAGCATTGTCTCCACTAATATCCGAAGATCCTGTGCTAGTAATTTCAACTTGTCCAGTTGAGAAAGGATTCCTTACAAGACCATATCGAGTCTTAAATCCAATTTTTGGCTGGAAGGTGTTTGTGTCAACCGCACGTACCATTTGCAACGGAACGTATGGGCAGTAGAACATTCCTGCATCATAAGATGAGGATCCTTTGTATCCAACTACAAAGTAGTTGACATCATTTGTTACTGCATATGGATCAACATAAACACGATAGCGACCGTTAAGTACACCAACAAAAGTGTTTCCTGCATCATCAGGATTGAGATTATTGCTATCAAGAGCAGGAGCGTAATCAAGAACTCCAGCCATTTGAAGTGCAGAAGCAACATCTGAAGAAGTGATAATCATATTACCTTTTCCTCTACGTGTCTTCTTCGCAATCTCGTTTGCTTCTCTCTCGATCTGGAACATGAGACCTTTAAACTTCTCAACGGACCAGCGACCATTTGAATCTGTGTCGAGATCAAAGATACCTGATTGTGTAGTGTTAGTTTGGGCACCAACTTTGGCTTCCCTGTAAATCTTACGAACAACCTCACGGTTAATCTCTGCAAGAATCTCAGCGGAAAGAATATTGCTGAGTTCTGTTTCTGCATCAAGACCATGAACTGCTTTAAGATCCTGAGCAACTTCCATTGTGTAATCTGCTCTTAAGGCTCTTGTTTTCGCAGTAACAGTAACCTTCTCAATTGAGAAAGCCATGTTATTAGGTGTTACGCCTTCGCCTACGGCAGTTGATAAACCACCTGCCGCTAGTGTATGAGAAGCGTTAGCTGTTCCATCTGTATGGATATGAAGGCCTGGAACATTGTCCGGTTGAGTTATCGCAGAGGTATTAGAAGAGAAACTTGTGTCTGCTTCGTTATAAAGTGCCTCTGGGGACTGACTCATTGTGACATATCTTGCTCTCATAGCAAAGATAAGACCAGTAGGACCAGTCATTGGTTGCACACCGCAGACATCATATGCAATGAGATTAGGCATTGCTCGTCTTACGAGTGAAATCATAATAGGATCGTACTTTGCTACACCACCAGTATCTGGAAATGCACCTGAAGCCTGTCCCTCTGTCAAGAAGTTTTGTGAAGAAAGAACTTGATTGTCTTCCTGCATGGACTTTTCTTGGTTCTCCAACAAAACAGTTGTTACTGCTTTACGATATGGGTCGTCAATGTTACCCAATTCTGGATGGTCAAGAATAGGAGCCCACTTTTTTTGTAAATTTTCTGAAAGATACATGTGTAAATCTCCTTAATTGTTATTTAATTTGTGTTCTAGAAATAGCATTTGCATACTGTTTAATGTTTTCAGGTGCATCTGCCATCACATCGTCTGAAGAATTGTCTTCATTCGGTTCCATATCATCTTGTGTGTCTGTAGACCCTTCAGTTAAAACCTGTTTGTCTTCAGCGTTTTCTGCACGAAAATACTTGTCTTTAATAATCTGAAGTTTTTCAGTATATGATTCTTCGTCTTCATACTCAATACCTTCTGCCAACTTAATCATTTTTTCTTGATCTACCTCAGTCATTCCTTCTGATACAGTATACATAGAATCTAACTTTTTGAACTCTTTGAGTTCTTTAGATGAGTCGATGTTTTTTTGAATTTCAGAATTTAATGAACCCTCTAAGTCTTCAACTTTGGCGAACAGGTCATCTACAAGATCAACCTTTTCGTCTGGAATATCGACATAGTGTTCAACAAATAAATTTTTAAGACCGACCATGAAATCTTCAACAATTTCTGAACGAATGCCTTTATCAACTGCAAGTTCATTTTCCTGCATCCATTCTTTAACAACATAATTCATGAAATCATCTACTTTTTCAATCATAACTGTGCGATTGTTTTCGATGGATTCTTGAAGTTCTGTCTTGTATTGTTCATCCAGTTTGTCTATTCTTGTTGAAATTTCATCATTTACTCTGGCAAAAACTGCGGCTTCAAATATAGTGGCCGCTTTTTCTTTAAATTCGTCTGAAAGTTCTTCGCCTTCAATAAGTGCTTGAACATCACTCTCAAGATTGAATTCTTCTCTAGCAACTACTTCTTTTGTTTCTTTATTTTCAGAAACAATTTCATTACCTTCTTCATCGAATTCAACATCATCAACTTCGTTAAGTGCGCCGAGAATTTCAGCAACTTCTTCTTTGCTCATCTCATCTAACTTATCGTAAATTGATTTAATAAGTGACATTTTTGATGCACTTTCAGAAACACCGCCTTTATCTGCAGGACGTTTCTTAGCGGACGGAACCCCTTTTGTAAAATCAGGTTTGGGTCCGTCTGGAACCTCATTATTTACACCCGTATCTGTTGCTTTTGCGGGAGCTTTTTTGATTGGTTCTTTATTTTTTCCAGCGCCTGGAAATGAAGCCTCATCTACTTGAGTATCTTCATTAGTAGCATCGTCTTCTTGAGTTTCCTCTTTTACTTCTGCTTCTTGCTCCAGAGCTTCATTTTTTTCTTCTGACATGTGATAACTCCTTAATTTTGTGAGAATATTGTCTCTGTCTCATGTTTATATTTATACAATTATAGGTTTGAAAGAAAGCTATTAAATGCTTTTAACTTAACATTTTCCAGTTTTTTAGACGGCGCTTTGGTAACTTCTTTATGAATAGCTGAAATCACCTTTTCTCTGAGAACACCTGATTCCCAAACCCATTCCTTTCCTTCCATGATTCCTTGAACAAAGGCCTCAGGAGCAGAAGGATCAGCAACTATATCTGCGGCAGTTGCTAGATAAAAATCATCTTTTACATATTTCACTCCGCCTTTTTCCTCTAAAGAACCCATTCCTCTAGAAGAAACGCCCAATTGTGCGCCATTCTCGATGAGATTTTGCACAATTTTGCCGTATGGGGTATCAATAATCTTCGCTTTACCGACAACATTATTACCATCTTCTGTTAATGAAGTAATCATGTGTGATACCCGTTCTAAGTTTATACCAGGACCGTCTGGGTGACCCAGTTCCCCGAATGCTCTATTTTTTCCGACATAACTTTCATTATATCTTTTTATTTCTTTCATAAGAATTTCTTTAGGATAAATTCTTCCATTCTTATTTTTCACTTCTGCCATCATAAAGGGACCGTGAATATATAGAGATTTTTTCCCGTCTTTTTCTTCTGTAACGTACTCTATATTTTCATTTAGTTCTGTAATTAAATGCATAACTTAACCTTTTTGACCTGGTGTTTTTATCTTATTTCTATTTCTTTTACGTTGCAACTCTTCTTTTCTTTTAACTTTTACTAATCTCTTGGCCATTTTTTTAATTTTTGGTAAAAATCTTTCTAATCTTGTCGCAAGCATTATTTTTTGAGCGGGAGACATTTTTGAAAGGTTCTGTCCTTTAGCAATTCTGCTTCTCATTATATTTCTAGCCGTTCTTTTAGCTCGTTTTTGTAATACTTCTGGGCTCGCAACTCTCCTCAATGCTCTTTGTTTTGCTCTAGTTAATAACTTAGACCGCCTTCGGGCACGTTGTCCCGCCTTCAGTCTTTGTTGAAGAGTAAACTTTCTTTCCTCTAGAGGAACATGTTGATATTCTGCTTCGTCTTTAAATTCTCTGAATTGTTTCATCTCTTTATATTTTTATTTAGCTTTGAAATTCCTCTAAATAACCCAGACCTTA